TCAAGTGCACGGTTTGCGGTGTCAGGTACCAGGCAAACAGCGTTTCGCAGTTGTATTGCGGCAAAGAGTGTCGGTACGCAGCGACCGCCGCTCGACGTCGAGCAAATACCCCAGAACGACCTCGGTGCCGTGATTGTGGCGGTTCTATGGTCGGTCGACCACCGATGGCGTTCTACTGCAAACCGTGCTCCAAAGCGCACGAATACGCCGAGCAGCAACGGTCGAAGGGCCACACGCATCGACGCCGGATGCAACCAGGCGCCGTGTTCGTTGAGTTCGACACTCGCTCAGTGTTCATGCGAGACAACTGGACCTGTCAAATCTGCGACGAGAAGGTCGACCCTGAGCTGCGGTATCCAGATCCGCTCTCGGCAAGCCTCGACCACATCGTTCCGTTGTCCAAGGGTGGCGATCACTCGCAAGACAACAGCCAATTGGCACATCTGGTCTGCAATTTCCGAAAGGGGAACCGTGGCCAACCCGCCCAAGCCGCTCGAGGAGAAGCGCAGACGGGGTAATCCGGGCCATCAGAAACTGCCGGCGAAGTCAAAGACCATCGCCCTCGCCCCGGCAAACGGCGTCCCGCCCCTGCCAATCGCAATGGCTGAAGATCACGTTGCCAAGGGCACTTGGGAGCGCATCTGGACCTCGGAAGCCCAACGGTGGCTCTCCCCGAAGGTCGACAGCCTGATCGTTGAGTCGATCTGCTACTTGGTTTCGGAAATCGAGCAGCTGCGAGGCCTCGCACGACAACCGCTCCTCGAGGAGCCGATTGTCACTCCAACTGGTCACCTGGTCGGGACCAAGTTGGTCGCAAACCCTGCGGTCAACATGCTTCGCAAGGCGCAAGCGCAGTTGACGAAGGAGCTCTCAGACCTTGGCTTCAACCCCACAGCAAGGAGCAGGCTCGGCCTCGCCGAAGTCAAGCGCGAAAGCGTCCTCCAGCAACTCCTCGCCGGCCAAGGCAGCAACCGCCGCCAAGAAAGCGACCAAACCCCGGTCATCGAAGCCGAAATCATCGACATCGCCGCTGACCGTTGACGGCTGGCCTCCGCTGTACGTCTCACCAGTGCCCCACGAGGACATCCTGCGAGGTGACGGGCCCGACGTCATCAAGCGCATTGAGGCGCTGTGCACGATCTCCAAGGACGTGCTGGGTGGCCAAGCCGGCGACCCCATGGTGCTTCGCCCCTGGCAGAAGCAACTGATCTACCGCCTGTTCGCTCGTCGAGCAGACGGGAAGCGCCGACACCGAGTCGCTCTGATCGGGATGCCCCGGAAGAACGGCAAGTCCGGCATCGGAGCCGCCTTCGCCCTCGACGGTTTGCTGTTCGACGGCCGAGGTTCCGAAGTGTTCTCCGCAGCTGCGGAAAAGGAGCAGGCCAAGATCGTCTTCAACGACGTGAAGGCCATGGTCAAGCGGTCCGAGGAGTTGTCCGAGGCCTGCGTGCCCATGCGAGACGTCATCGACGTCCCGTCAACCGGTTCGGTGTACCGAGCCCTGTCTGCGGAGGCCTACTCCAAGGAAGGTCTCAACATCTCAAGGGCCATCGTTGATGAGCTGCACGCTCACAAGACTGAAGACCTCTGGAACGTGCTCACGCTCGGCACCGGTGCTCGTTCTGAGCCCATGGTGATCGCCATCACCACCGCCGGCACTACAACCGACCAGACCGGCGAAGAGTCGATCTGCTACCGGCTCTACCAGTACGGCGTGGAAATCGCTGAAGGCCGGCACGTCGACGACTCGTTCTTCTTCTGCTGGTGGGGAGCGCCCGACGACGCCGACTTCTCCGACCCGGAGGTCTGGAAGGCCGCTAACCCCGGCTACGGCGACATTATGAACCCCGAGGACATCGCCGACGCCTACAAGCGGACGCGTCCCAACGAGTTCAGAACCAAGCGCCTCAACCAGTGGGTCACGAGCACCGAGTCCTACCTGCCCCAAGGCGCCTGGGCGAAGTGCGCAGCGCCCGACCGAGTGGTTGACGCCAAGACCAAGGTCATTCTCGCCTTCGACGGTTCGCTGAACCACGACACCACAGCCCTCGTTGGCTGCACCGTTGAGGAGAAGCCGCACATCTTCAAGGTGTTCTGCTGGGAACGGCCGTTCGACGCCGACCCTGCGTGGCACGTCCCAGTCATGGACGTCGAGGAGACCATTCGGGAGTTCTGCCGGACCCACAACGTCGTCGAAATCGTGGCCGACACCCACCGATGGGAACGCTCGCTGCAAGTGCTGGCCGACGAAGGCCTGCCGATGGTCGAGTTCCCACAGTCCGACGAGCGCATGGTGAAGGCCACCGAGCGCCTGTACGAAGCCGTGGTCGACGAGTTGATCACCCACGATGGCGACGAGCTGCTGGCTCGCCACATCGGGAACGCTCGAACTCGCCTGACCAACCGAGGAATCCGCCTCACCAAAGCAACCAAGAAGTCGCCCCTCAAGATCGACCTTGCCGTTGCCGCCGTTATGGCGTTCGGTACGTCTTCCAACGTGAAGTCGCCGCCGAAGCCACGCATCTTCAACTTCTCTGACCTACTCGGTTAGTCCAGGAGGCTCCGTGACCCTCGCCATCGTGCTCGAGCTCATCGGTGCCGCCCTGCTTCTCGCCGGGATCGCCCTGTTCAGCGTCCCAGCGGCGTTCATCTGTGGAGGAATCCTCATGCTCGCTCTCGGCCTGTATCTCGACGTGAAGGTCGCCAAGTCAACGACGGGAACCAACTGACGTGGGACTGATCAGCGCCGCTCTCCGCCGCACAGGAGCCGTCTCCGAGGTCCGTGGAGCCAACCCACAACTCCCGTGGGGCGACACCACGCCTCCGACCAACGGCATGCTCGCCATGCCGGTCGCTGGCACCTCAATCAACGAGAAGTCCGCTCAGGCCATCTCCGCCGTCGCCACTGCGGTCTCCATCCTGAGCGACGCCGTCGCTACCCTGCCGATCCGGCAGTACGTCGGCACGGGACCCGAGAAGGTCGAGGTCGAACTCGCTCCGGTGGTCGCTCAACCGTGGTCTGAGGTCTCCCGCCTCGACTTCATCGACCAAGTCGTGCGCTCCATGGCCCTTCGAGGCAACGCATGGGGACAAGTTGTGCAGCGTGACCGTCGTGGGTACCCCACGCAGGTCATTCTCATACACCCTGACCAGATCCACGTTCGTCGTGACGCCGTAAGTGGCCAGATGATTGTGATGGCCGGTCAGGTTGAGATCGAACCCGACGATGTGTTCCACATCCCGTACCACATGAGCCCCGGATCGCTCATTGGCCTCAATCCCATTGAGGTGCACCGCAACACTCTCGGCCTCGCTCGAGCGGCTGACCTGTCGGCCGGCTCATTCTTCGCCAACTCCTCACGCCCCGATGGCGTGCTCAAGGTGAACAGCGACCTCGACGAGGACGAAGCACGCCTCCTCGCCCAGAAGTGGATGCAGAGCCACCAGGGCATCGGCAACGCCTACATGCCGGCGGTGCTCACCGGCGACGTCGAGTGGCAGCAAATCTCCATCTCGCCCAAGGACGCTCAGTTTCTCGAGACCCGGCAATACAGCCGTTCGGAGATCTTCTCGCTGTTCCGCATCCCACCGCACATGGGCGGCGACGTCGACCGCACGACGAGCTGGGGAACCGGCATCGAGCAGCAGGAAATCGGATTCGTGCGCAACACCCTCATGGGCTACCTGCGCCGCATCGAGGACGCCTTCACGGCGCTCACCCCTCGAGGCAACTACGTCAAGTTCGACCTGACCCACCGGCTCCGTGGCGACACGCTGCAACGGTGGCAGGCCTACGCCGTCGCACGCACCCTTGGCGCCATCACCATCGACGACGTGCGCATCGCGGAGGACATGCCTCCGTTCGGCACCGAGTGGTCCACGAACCCCATGGCTCCGCTCAACTCAGCACAGAACGGCTCGCTCGTGTCACCAGGCGAAGCCGCCCCGAACCCCATGGGCGCCGACAAGGCCGCTCAGAAGTCACCGTCCGGCCAATAGGAGGCTCCATGGACACCCTCGAAGTCGCTTCCCTTGAGAACCTGCGCTCCGTCCGAGACGACCTGCGCAACGTGCGTGAATCCCGTCGTGTCGCCACGACTGGTTTCGAGCTGCGTGAGGTGCCGAACGGCACCGGCGGATCAGACCTGATCTACACCGGCTACGCCTGCGTGACCAACGCCGACTACGAGATGGAGGACATGCTCGGTCCGTGGACTGAGCGCGTCGCCCAAGGTGCGTTCCGTCGCACGCTCGGCGAACAGCCCGACGTCAACTTCCTGATCAACCACGAAGGCATGGCGCTCGCTCGCACCAAGCCTGGCACCCTTCGCCTGTCCGAGGACTTTACCGGTCTGCTCACCGAAGCACGCCTCGACCCCATGAACCCGCAGGTCGTTGCCCTCCGCTCCGCCGTCGAGCGCGGGGACATCGACGAAATGTCCTTCGCCTTCCGGGTCACCAGCCAAGTGTGGAACGAGGACTACACCGACCGGTCCATCACCGAAGTGAACCTTCACCACGGTGACGTTTCCGCCGTGAACTACGGCGCGAACCCTCACACCGCCGGCCTCGTTTCGCTCCGTGGCGAGGCTGGCCGTGAGGCGTCTGCCGAGCAGCTCGTTGAGGCGCTCGACTCCCTGATCTCCCGAGGCGAACTGACCGACGAGGTGCTTCTGGCACTTGACGAGCGGTTCGCACTCATCCGTTCGCTGGCTCCCGCAGCCATCGAACCGGTGCGCAACGACCTCGAGGTCGCACGTCGCCGGTTGGCGCTCCTCAGCGCCTAGTTCGCAGTACCCGCAGTACCGATTCGCGCCAGCACCCTGCGCCCCAACGTAAGCACCGCCATTGCGGTCCCCTGCCTTGGAGTTCGTTCGGCAGCAGCCCGATGAACCAACCCACCCAACTACTTCTTGAAAGGAAGTGAGCCATGTCTCTTATCGAGACGTTGCGCGCCGAGCGCGCATCAAAGGCTGAGCGCGGAGAAGCAATCCTCGCCGCAGCCGAGAGCCGTGACGGCTCGTTCACCGACGAAGAGCGCGTTGAGTTCGACGGTCTGACCGCCGAGCTGCGTGACCTCGCCGACCGCATCGCCGACATCGAGGCTGTGACCGAGGCCCGCAAGGCCGCCGCCGGCGCTGCCCCCGTTATCTCCGTCAAGGCCGAGCCGCTCACCTACGAGCGCCACGCCCCGACCTCCTACTACGCCGACCTCGCCCTCGCCGAATCCGGCGTTGGCCGTGGCAACCCCGGCGAAGCCCGTGCCCGCCTCGAGCGCCACGCAACGGAAATGGACGTCGAACTCGCTCGTCGCAGCGCCAAGCGCAGCACCGAGCAGCGTGCCGCTGTGCAGGGTGCCTCGTTCGAGCGTCGTGCCGCTGGTTCGACGACCGGTTCCGCCGGCTACTTCATCCCGCCGTTGTGGCTCGAAGACCAGTGGATCAAGTACCTCCGCTTCGGTCGCCCCTTCGTGAACTCCCTTCGTCAGGTTGACCTGCCCGAAGGCACGAACTCGATCAACATCCCGTCGGTGACCACCGGTACGTCCGCTGCCATCCAGACCGCAGACAACGCTTCGGTGTCGTCCACGGACCTCGTTGCCAGCTATGTCAACGCTCCGGTTCGCACCATCGCCGGCCAAGAGGACATCAGCCTCCAGCTGCTCGAGCAGGCTCCGAACGGGCTCCTCGACCAGGTGATCTTCCAAGACCTCGCTTCTGCGTATAACCAGCAGTGTGACCTGCAGGCGCTTGCCGGCACCGGGTCCAGTGGCCAGATCACGGGTATCCACGCTTTGTCGGGCACCAACTCGGTGACCTTCACGGCGTCCAGCCCCGCTGGGTACCAGATGTTCACGCCTGCGCTCCAAGCGGTCTCGCAGATCGCCAAGAACCGCAAGCGCGTCGACGGTGTGACACTGTGGATGACCCCGAGCCGCTACTTCTGGCTCGTCGGTTCGCTCGACAGCCAGAACCGTCCGCTCGTCGTGCCGTCGCAGGTCGCCTTCAACACGATGGCAACCTCCGAGGCCGCAGCTGCCGAGGGCTACGTCGCCAACTTCTCGACCGGTGTCCCCGTCGCCATCGACGGAAACATCGCCTCGAACTACGGCGCCGGCACCAACCAGGACGAGGTCTACGCCGTGCGCGGTGACGACCTGCTCTGGTTCGAAGGCTCGATGCGCATGCGCGTCCTGCCCGAGGTGCTCTCCGGCACGCTCGGCGTCCGCTTCCAGGTCTACAACTACGTCGCGTTCCTTCCCCGGTACGCCTCGTCGGTGTCGGTCATCAGCGGAACCGGCCTCACGGCTCCGACCGGCTACTAGTCGGCCCCAACTGAGCTCACAACTCAGTGCGTCACCCCTCGAGACCTTTGGGTCTCGGGTGGGTGCGCAGAGCGTCGTAATGCCCCGGCGCTCTGCGGACCCACCAGTCCACCCATCAAACACGGAGAAGAACCCCCATGGACATGACCACCATTCAGGAAGCCACGCCCGTTGAGCGCGCCAAGTCCTACTACCAAGGCTTGAAGAACGAGTACGACCACGTCAAGGGTCTCGTCGAGCACGTCGTTGGCGAAGTGAAGACCGCCACCGAGCAGCGCGTCAAGGACATTGAGGCTGAGCTCGCTCGCATCGAGACCGAACTCGGCATCAAGCCCGGCACCCACGTCAAGGAAGTCGCAGCACCTGCCGCCAAGACCGCAGCTGCGCCGACCGCCTAGTCATGTCAAGCACCCTGACTATCACCGGCCAAGTTGTCGGCATGCCGACCGGCGAAAAGATCATCGGTCCACTGTCGGCCACGAACGGCACGACGGTCGGGACGGTGGCTGACGTCACCATGGCATCTGGCGATAACACCATCGCCATTCCTTCGGGCGCCATCGCTGCGCTCATCGTCATTCCGTCCTCGGTCACGCAGACCATCAAAGTTCGCACCAACTTGGACAGCGGCGGAGTGACCATCGGCAACCCCGTCTACGCCCCGTTCGTAGCACTCCCCTTGCCCTCGTCTGCGACGTCGCTGGTCATCAACGCCAGCGCCGCCACGACCGGCACAACCGAGGTCACGTTCATCTGATGCCAAATCCTGGGTACGACTTCGTCATTCGGCAGGGCGACACCAAGCCTGCACTGACCTACACGCTGACCGATGCGACAGGTGCGGCGCTCAACCTCACCGGCGCCACGGTCAACTTCGTGATGCGTACCCTGACCTCAAGCACGCCGGCGATCAATGCCAGCGCCACGGTGACCAACGCTTCGGCCGGCACCGTGTCGTTCTCGTTCTCCGGCACTCAAACCGCTACGGCGGGACAGTTCATGGCGAACTTCGTCGTGACCTACGGCGACGGCTCCATTCAGACCGCACCGGCCGACGGCTACATCGACGTGCTCGTCGAGGAGAACCTGACAACCGCAGGTGGCAACCTGATCATCTCGCTCGCCGAGGCGAAGGACTACCTGAACATCCCGGCGACCATGAAGACCGACGACGCCAAGATCGTGCGCATGATCAAGGGCCTCGGCCCCGTCGTTGAGTTCATCGTCGGCCCCGTGATCCAGAAGGTTGTCGAGGAGTGGCACGACGGCGGCACTGACACCGTCATCCTCCGTCAGCGCCCGGTCTCGGCCGTGATCGCCGTGACCGAGTACGTCGGACCAATTGCGTGGCCTCTCGCCATTATCCAAGACCCGAGCCACGGTCAGATCTACAGC